TGGTACGCCGGACGTGGAGTGCCAGAGCAAGTTGCGCCGGAAGAATCGTATCTAAATAAGTTGATGAACGGCAAATCAGACGCGATTACGTTCTACAACACGCCGATGTTTCGTAGTGAGCGCGACATCCCCAACAGCAGCAACATTCGGTTCAGACCAGGACAGATACTGCCATATGCATTGCAGCCGATAATGATGCCGCAACCGCCGATAAGCTGGGAGAAGGAGATTGTGCAGACGCGTATGATCGCCGAGCAACGATTGTCGCTACCCGATTTCGGTGTTGGCCAGATGATCAACACAAGCGAACGCCGCACAGCCACGGAAGTGAACGCTATTGGCGGGATGATGGAACGCTCCGTCGATCTGCGTGCGCGGATATTCCGGTTGGCATTGGCTCGCGTGTATCGTCAAGCGTATCAGCTTTATTTGCAGTACGCGCCGAAAGACTTGATGTTTCGGTATCTAGAAGACGCGACGAGTCTGCAAGCCGACGCGCTTCACGGCGAATACACGATCGAGCCGAAAGGCGGTGTAGACGGTGTGGATCGTTCGATGCTGATGCAGCGTGCCATCATGCGAAAACAGTTGATGGCGCAATCGCCGTGGATCGACCAGATCGAACTGGACAAGTCTATATTGGAACTCGACGACCCAAGTCTGGTTAAGCGGTTGGTACGCGATCCGCAGTTCAAATCAGCAGACGAAGCTGAAGATGAAGCGCATAACATTCCTATCATGGAACGCGGTTACACGCCGGTTCCAAACCAAGCCGACGATCCGCGACCAAGATTGCCGGTGCTTCTCGGTTACATCAACAAGTTGAGCCAGCAGGGCGATCAACTTGAGCCAGAGGGGCAGCAAGCATTTATGGGACGCATTAGCACGTTGCTTGAACAACTTGAGCAAGTGGACATGAATGCGGCTCGACAAGTACGGAAAGAACTAAATGATACGGTTAACAGAGATGCACAAGCGGGTGTTGTCAACAATGCTCAAGCCGCTCCGATGGGTCAACCAACCCAAGTGGGAGCCGGATGACGAGCGGGCATTACGGGCTTTTTACTTAACAAAAAGCGGTAAGAAATTAAAAGCGTGGTTATTAAACGCAGCGCTTCAACACAACGCAACAGCCACCGAGTGTAGTGGTGAGCTTGCGTGGAAAGCCGGATATGCTAATGGATTCCGTGGCGCTATTGCATCTATCGATGCGTTAATGGTTCCACCCGAAACTTCGACTACGGACGCGGAAGAAGAGTTCGATTGGTTGCGTCCATAACTTACAGCTACAAGATCGTGCGATTTGTGGTTGAAATTAGCACATTACAGCGTGCCACGTATGTGGGGCATGGCTGATTTTAAGCATACAACAAAATGGCTGGAGTAGAGACGACGATGGAAGAGCTTTCCGCAATCGCAACAGCGATGGATAGCGGGAAGAGCTTGGAAGAAGCGCGGGCAACAATTGCACCGCCGGAAGCGACGCCGGAAAAGCCGGAGTCGGAAACCCAAGCTGATCCACCGCCGGAACCAGGACAGCCGATAAGTAATGGTGAGTTGAACCCGTCGAGTGACGGGGAAAGTTCTTTGACAGAAAAGACCGAGCAGACGGAGCCGGATGTCTCGCGTGAAGCGAAGGAAATGGAGCGCAAAATGCGTTCGTGGAGTTCGTTGAACACAGAGAAGGAGAAGCACCAAAAACGGGTCGAGGAGTTTGATCAGCGTCAAGAGAAGTGGCAGTTGCAGCAAATGGAGTCTACGAATGAACTTCGTGACGAAGAGGGCTACAGCGCCAAAGATTACGACAAAGTAGAGTCGGAGTTCCGTGAAGACGGGGAAGAGAAGTTGGCTGACAACGCAAAAGCGAATGCTGAATCATTGCGAGAGAGCGAGCGGGTAACCGCACAGAAGCTCAATCAAAAAGATTTCAGCAAGACGTTTAGCGATAATTACGCGTCAGCCAGAGAGAACTATCCCGATCTTGGGAACCACGACAGCGAACTGTTCAAGCGAACCGAGCAAGTGTTTTTGCACTATCCGGAACTGTTGGGCGATGCAGACGGGCCGCGTAAAGCGGCTTGGGTTGCGTCACGCGACATACTGGCGACACAAACAGAGTCTTTTCGAGATGAGAACCAACGACTTACCAATGAGTTGGATGAGTACAAGTCAAAGCTATCGATTGGTGGTTCACAACCAGCGCCACGTCCGGCGAGCAAAGAGTTCATGGACATGGATACGGATGCACGATTCAAAATGATGACGGCAAACGCTGCTCAAATGGACAGGCAATCGGGGGGATGATTAGTACAGCACAGTAAACTATTTAAAAGAAAGATATAAGTTATGGCAGATGCAATGACACTCTCAAGTGATCTCTCTACCCAGTACAGGGAACACTTTGAAAACCAACTGCTTACATATGCAGTTCAAGCCACCCGCAAAGCGGAGTTTGGCCAGAAAGCGCCTTTACCAAAAGGTGTAGGATCGAAGGAAATTAGCTTCTTCAAATACGGTGCGCCGGATGCAACCCAGATCGCTGATCTGACTATTGCTACCACGGCGGGGAATGAAACCATCGATAGTGACGGCGTTTACAACCCGATTGACGTGTTCAGATCAGATGGCGCGGCAAACGCGTCGGGAGTCCGTCAGTTGTCTCTTACAAAAGTGACAGCAAAATTACAGCAAATAGGACAGGTTGTGGTAATTTCGGATGTTTTGAATAACACCGAATTCCTCAACAGTCTCGCTCAAGCTACCAAAGCGAATGGCGAAGATGCAGCGTTGAAGTGTGACGAGATTGTTCGCAATCACATCATGCGTACGGTTGCTGGTGGCGGTGGTGCTGCCAACTTGACAAGCAATGCCGAAACGGCTGGAGCTAACACGCTGTTTGCGGGAGCCAATACGAGTTTGGCATCTGCATCACTACCCGTGATGGTTGCCAGCGATGTTCTGGATGTGATGACGCAGTTGCGTATCAATCGCGCTCCGGAAATCAACGGCGGTTACGTGTGTGTTGCAGCACCGCAAGTGCTTCGTGACATCATGCGTGACAGCGACTGGCTGAATGCGGCGACACGCTCTAACGTGAGCGCGTTGTACAACGGTGAGGCGGGTTCGCTTTACGGCGTTCGCTTCGTGGAAGACACCAACCCGTGGCGTACTGGCGTAAGTGTGGCTAATCACGACACTTATTCCGCAACCGGAACTGCGTTTGGCTCCATCTTCTTGGGTGGCGAAGCATTTGGTGTTCCCGCATTGAGTGGTGACAGTCCGATGAGTCCGTCCATCCAGATCGTGGATACGCCGGATAAGAAAGACCCGCTGAATCAAGTGATCACAGTCGGGTTCAAGACCATGTACACAGCCAAGACGCTGACAACCGGATACTACATCCGATTCTTTAGCACCACTGGCTACGCTGGTCTGTAATCGATAGAATCATGGGGTGGGGTGGCAAAAGCTGCCCCATCCCTTTTATTTATTTTAATGCCAGTATACGAGTACAAATCAGATACGGGCGAAGTGGTTGAGCTAGAGCGCCCAATCACCGAGCGAGACAATGCACCCGATGGGTACACGCGCATGATTTTCCCATCGCGTATCAGCGTGCCAAACGGAGCAAGTGATGAAAAGGGGATGAACAAAGAGTCAGTACGCCGTGGTTACTATGAACAAGAACAGAAGATGGGTAGTCGATGGAGAACAAAGCATTCAGTAAAAGCAATCAAAAGAGCTTGGGAGATTTAGATTATGAGTTATCAAAACGAAAGATTCAGAAGTTTTAGTAGTGTCACGCAGCAGATCAAAGCGTGTAGCGGAACAGCAGCGGACGTGGTTGCAGTCTCGCCGCATCACTTGACGGTGCAGAATTTGGGGGTCGTTCCGGTTTACGTGAAGATAGGGGCAACAGCCACGACCGGCACGGGCCATTTCAGTTATATCTTGTCGGCGTGTGGCGCAGCCAACGACGGAACCGGCGGCGCAGTCAATATTAGCGGGTATGTTGGGACGATCAGTTTCATAACGGGTGGCACAG